CACCTGCCGCAATCCACTCCACATCTGTGCCGCCGACATTGACAGCGAGAACCTTTCCGGCGTTGCTTGAATAAGACGGGAGCAGGTTAGTTCGTGCGCCTGACGCACTGCTTGCTCCCGTACCGCCATCGGCGACGGCAAGGTCGGTGATGCCTGTAACACTACCGCCCGAGATCGAGACGTTGTTCGCGTTCTGGGTAGACATCGTGCCAAGCCCGCTCACGGCAGTATTGGCAATTGCGATGTTCGTATTGCTCGCAGCCGTTAAACGTCCTTGCGCGTCTACCGTGAAGGTCGGAACCTGCGAGGCAGAGCCATACGAGGCCGCCGTCACAGCGGTATTAGCGAGCGAGATCGTTCGGTTAGTCGAGAGGTCGCCACCACCCGAGAGACCAGTACCCGCCGAGATGGTCAGGCCAGTACCTACCGCGCCGAGATTCGTTCTGGCAGTAGTGGCATCGCTTGCGCCTGTACCGCCGTCAGCCACAGCAAGATCAGTAATCCCAGAGACAGAGCCTCCGGTGATGCTGACCGAGTTTGCGTTCTGTGTGGACATCGTGCCGAGCCCAGAGACTGCGGTATTAGCGATGCTAATCGCCGTATTGCTTGCGGCAGTTAGGCGACCTTGTGCGTCAACGGTATAAGTCGGAACCGCGCTTGCAGAGCCATATGACCCTGCGCTGACTGCGGTATTAGCAAGGCTGATCGTTCCGGTCGAGGTGATCGGTCCACCAGTTAAGCCAGTTCCGGTCGCTATGCTTGTGACCGTTCCGACCTGCGGAGCAGAAATCGTGATAGACCCTGCACCGTTAGAAATTGAGATTCCGGCTCCGGCTGTGATGTTGGCATTTTTCCAGAGGCTAGTTGTAGCGTCATAGATGATCAACTGACCGTTTGCCGGAGAGTTAATCTGCACATCGTGAATTTCTTCTAGTTCGTATCCGTTCTGAATACGCACATAGATTTGACCGTTGCCGTTGTTGGCTCGCTCGACGACGCCAACATAGACCATGTGATTAGGGGCTTTGGGCTTTGTTGACGTAAGCGTTCCGGCAGTTGCGCCGAGATACAGAATATCGCCTTCGTTATAAGCGCCAGTGTTGAGCCCATCGAGTACGCCCTGACAGATGATGAAACCCGCCTGATTAGGGGCAATAGTTTCAGCAGCAAGGCCAAAGGTTGTCGCAGATGTTGGGTCTCCGATATTCGCGGCTAACTTAACGCTCGCACGATTTCCGGTTGCCTGATAAAGATAGACAGGCTGACCTTTGTTGATAGTTACAGAGTCTGCGCTTCTGACGTATGCGTGAATGGTCTGCCCAAGAACAGAGATTGCATTTCCGCCAGTCAAGCCGAGTTGCAAACTTCCGTTCGTAGAATCCCATCTAACTCTTCCAACAGCATTGGCCGCTGATGCTGTGGTGTCAAAATTAATATAGTCAGGAGTAGCAATTCCGCCTGTAATACCTGACAACGAGGTGATGTCGCTGTTCGCGCCTTTCTTTGCACCGTCAGGCCATCCACCGCGAACGATGATTTCGTTGTTAGTTTCTTCAACAACGATTGTTTGCAGAGTTTCGTCAACGACTAGACGCTCGCTCATCGCGTGACCTCCGCATCGACCGTGAAGCAGCCTTGAATTAGGCGCGTCACCGTACCTGCACCAGAGACGATCTCTAGGTCATAGACGTATTCACCCGCAACCACCGCCGCTGTATCCGTAGCAGATACGAGCAGCGTGATCGTTCCGGCAGTACCGCCGAGGGTAATGCGGCTGTTTTCGGTAGTCAGCGAGAGAGCAGCCGTTGAGGAATCCGCTTCGTCACGCACTTGCATACGAGCCGTGTAGCCCGTCAGGTTTACCGGATTTGCAGCGTCATCCTGCCAAGTGAAAATACGGCTGAAGGTCGCGCCCTGATCGCAAACGATGTCGTATTTAGCCGCCATTGCTGATCTCCGGTGCGATTGGGGAAGTGCCACCCGGCAGGGTCACGCCAAACTGCGCGATGATTTCTTCTTCGGCTTGTCGCTCGCGCATCACGTCCTCAATGTCGAGGCCTCGTTCAGCGAGGGCTTGCGTGCGAGTCATCAATCCGTTGTTGATAGCGACAATCTGCGCCTCGGCTTCGTTACGGGGATCAACCCACTGCCATCCTCGGGGAACCCACTGGGTAGCGGAAAACTTAAAGTATTTGTTCGCCGGAAGGTTGACCACGCCCGAATCGAGAGTTTGGCGCAGCCATCGCAGATAGACGGGCTGGCAGAAATGCTCGACCACCCACCCCTGCACCAAACGCCAGTGGTCGCGTTCTTCAAGCAAGCCCTGACGAATGGATGAATACGAGACAGCCTCTAAATCGTTCGCTAATGACGTATAAGACACGCCAAGGCCAGAGGCTATACCACGCAGCATTGCCTTCTCGAAGTCCCTAAAAGCCGTCGAGGGATGCTGTGGATCGTATGCTTTAAAATCTACTCCGGCAGGGAGTTGGGCAAACTGTCCCGGCTGCACGTCCATGCTCAAGGAGCCATCGGGATTGTTGCCGTCGCCCTGATACTCGTCGCCTGACTCGGAGACAAAAAAGCCCATCTTCGAGGCAGAGACGCGAGCCGCTACGAGTTCGGCTTCTTCATAGCCGCCGAGCATCTTTAGGCGCGTCATAGCCGTAGCCGTCCACGGCGTTCCGCGAGTCTGCCCTATGCGATCCACTCGGAAGGCATGAATCATGCGGTCGGCAGTGATCCGAACCGTTTTCATGTCCGATGCGCCGACTTGGTAATCGTTCGGGTCTTTTACGCGCACATGGTAGGCAATAGCACGACCCGTTGAATCTACCTCGATGCCCATACGGATTTGGTTTCCGTTGGCGAGCATCTCGTTCTTGTCTTGGTCGATAAAGTCGGGGTCAATGAACTGGAGCCGAAAGCGGAAGGGGTTAGCGTTATCCTCAACAAAGAGAACAAAGGCTTCACCGTCTCGCGCAACGCTCTCAATGAATACTCGTTGAGCATCTACCCATGAAAGTTTGCCGTCTACCGTGCAAACTCCAGGCTGTCCCCATGCTGCAAATGCCGCTTCTAACTGTTGATTAGCAACCTGATCAAGAGCGCCGTTCGGTTCTCGCGCACGAACTTGCAGCGTGATTCCTTTCGGTCCAACAACGTTCGTCGATACGAGGTTCAAATACCGACGGGTATAATCGTTGTTCTGACACAGATCACGCGAACGCGCTCGCATCGCTTTAAGCGCATAGCGAATATCGCTGTCAGCGGATTTTGTCTGCGTCAGCCAGTCGGAGAAAAGCCGACCCGTATTCGCTGCCTCAAATGATCGCTTGCGAGAGGGCTTCGGCTGCTGTCGTTTGAAAATGTCAAATAGACTCATGCCGTGAACCTCACTCGAATGGTCGCATTAGTGCCGAGACCCTTTGCGATAGCCTCTGCTCTGCGTTCGCGCACGACCTCGCCCTTTAGCCGCTCACGCTCTACAAACAGATCGTTACGGTTCCAACGGGAAAGTGAACGACCTGCGATGGAGTATGACGCAGCAGCGATGTTGGTCGGGTCTTTTAGATACGCCTCGATATTATCTAGGGCGATCTGCGCGAACGATCTCGGGTCAGCCGATGACGTTGCTCGGTTTGGCTCTACGTCGAAAACGCCTTGATCTACCTCGACGCGAGCCGAGTCTGACGTTCTCGTAATGTAGGCCACCCAGTGATACCGTCCGGCTTCGTAGTCGGCTGTGGTGCTAGACGCCACAGAGACCGTGTAGCCCGTCGATGTCCCCGTCGCAGAGATAGCAATCTTCTCTCCGGTGATTTCCCGTCGAGCGATATACGAAAGGCTATAAGCGTCAGAGGGGTAGTCCGTAATGAGATCGGTGCGCGTCCATGCCCACAGATCACCCGCTTGCAACGAGTCAGGCTCGCGCTTCGGATAGTTAGCAGAGTCGAAAAGGTTAGCCATAGACTACCCCTGTTATTTTACTGTACTGGTTCTTTCGGTAACTGCATCTCGGCTTGCTCTTTGATTTTCTGAAAGAGCGGATACACGCCCTGTGCCGTCGGGCAGTTACCGAGGACAGCGAGAATCGCGTTGATCTCGTCGAGCGTCAGATCGAGTTTGATATTCACGCAGCCACCCACGGAAGTTGCGGCGAAACAATCGGCGGATTCTTGGC